ATGGGCATTTCTATATCTCCAGGAATCGCAGGGTCACGAGGTAGTTGTCCTCGGGATCGGTGTCGTCGTAGTGCTCCACGGGGCGCGCCTCGATGACGGTCTCGGTGAGGCGGAATTCCACGGCGCGAGTGATGCCGCGAAGCGTCAGAGAGAGCTCTACGTTTGGCTGCTGGGCCCAGGCATAGAGCTGGGCCAGCACGGCGCGGGTGGTCCAGCCGCTGAGGTCATGCTCGGGCTGCAAGGTGATGGGTCGGCCGCCCTGCTTGACGCCTACTTGCACGATGCGCGCGCCGGTGAGCGAGCGGGTTTCCTGCGCGGCCAGGCGCGACCAGGAGAACTCATCCGTCCACAGCAGATCCTTGTTGAGTTCAACGGACGTGCCGCCGTCTGAGAGGGTGATACTCATGTGCGCCCCTTGTCGCCGGATAGCTTGCGCAGCAGCTCAGCAAGCGCCGCGTTGTCGGCTTCGGACGCCGTGTTGATAGAGGTGGACTGGCCACCGATGTTGACGACGGTGGTGTAGCTGGGGCCCAGCAGTGGCGTGCCGGCTGCGCTGTTGCCAGCGCCAACCGGTGTAGACGGCATGCCCCCACCCGAGCCAAAGCCGTTCCCGTTGACGGTGCCAGCCATCAGTGGAGACGTGGCTTTTTCGAGGGCCTGCTGCAGCACTGCCACCCACGCGGCGGCATCGCGCTGGCCTTCGAGCGACACGTTCGCGTTCCCCCAAGACAGTGCGTTGTTCGCTTCGGCCGCGCGCAGCGCGTTGCGGATCGCGGCTGCTTCCGATGGAGCGAAGGTTTCTCCACGCTCCAGGCGTTCGCGCAGCTGGAAGATGTAGGTGTTGTCCACCGGCCCCGTCTGCTTGCCAAGTAGATCGCGCTGGTAGGCGGTGCGCCCGTTCGCGTCGAGACCTAGATCGTTCTTCCCGCTGAGGCCGGAAATGCCGTTTACTGCCGCTGCCGTGCGCCGGGCGGCATCGCCGACAGCGTTGATGGCATCCCTAGCGCGGCCCATGCTGCTGACAACAGCGTTGCCTGCATCGTCAGAGGAAACGATCAAGCCCTCAATGGCAGCACGGGCCTTGATTGCCTCGTTGGCCACGCCGCCGTTTGCGTCGATCAGACGCTGGATCATGACCTTGGCGGCCGCTTCCTTGCGGGCCTGCCACGCCACATAAGACTCGCCCTCTTGCTGGCCGGCTTGCTTGATGACGTCGAAGGACTTGACAGCTTCATCAGCAGCCAGCCGGAGCGAGGCGGATGTTTGCAAGCCCAGCTTGCGCATGGCCTCATCCAGGCTATTGATGCCTGGCTTCAAATCATCCAGTTTGTTCTTCAGCTCGATCGCCTTGTCCTTGGCCTGATCGAGCAAACCATTGGCGAGCGGTTCACCCAGTTCCTTTCTGAGTGCTTGGATGCGGCCGCGCACAGCATCGAGCTCGGCATTGCTCTTGGCGCCGTCGATCATCTTTGCGAATGCCTGCGCCAGCACCCCTGCGGTATCGACCCCTTGGGCCTTGAGCTGAGGCAGCGAGCGAACAAGCACCGCCAGGTCATCCTGAGATTGACGGAACGACTCGCTGACCTTGTTCATTGCCAACGGGACATCGACGCCGAGGTTCTGCGCTGCTTGCTCGCCAATGAGCCGCAGGCCAGTCCGAAGCTCCTGGCCCTTCAAGCCGGCTTCTGCCATCGCCCGCTCGAAGTCAGCCCTGAACTTGGCAAGCTCGCCGCCATTGAGCTTGCTCAGAGCCTCGGGCAATTGCGTTCGCAGCAGACGGTCCAGATCGACGCCACGGTCCCTCGCCGCCTTCAGCTGCTCCGCGATCGCGCCGACCCCCTTGTCAGTCTGGATCCTTTGATTGAAGGACTGGGCCAGCGCCTCCAATGTGTCTCTGGCCGACGCAGCGGCCGCGCCAATCTGGCCAACGCCAGCCGCGCCGGCCGCGCCACCAGCAGCGACTGCGGTACCAGCCTGCTGACCCACTGAGCCGAGCTCCTTGGTCTTGGCTGCAGCATCGTCAGCGGATGCCCCGACAGCCTGGCGCGCCTTATCGGCATCGCTCCACAGCTGGCCGGTGATGTCGGCGGTGTCCCTAGCGCGCTGCTTCCAGCGATCGAAGGCGGCGCCCACGGTGTCATCGGTGAAGATCGCAAGCGCCGCATCCTTGAGCAGCACCAGGCCTGCCACGGTCTGCTCGAAGAAGGCTACGATGCCGACGCCCAGCTTGCGCGCCCAGGCGTAGTTGCTCTGCAGCATGTCGCCAATCTGGAAACCGACCTCGAAGCCGGTGACCGCGATGGCAATCTGCACAGGACGGCTGAGCTTGGCCAGGTTGGTCTGCAGCAAGGCAGCCACGCCGCCGGTGGCCGCCATCTCGGCGGCAAACACCTTGAGTGCCTGCACGCCCTGGATCGCGTAAGACGCCACCAGCGCCGCGCCGGTGGCCGTCGCAATGCGCGCCAGGTCATCCAGGTGGCGGCTCAGGCTATCGATGCCGGCGGCCACGCTGGCGGTGGCGCCATGCGAGCCATCCAGGGTGCCGACGAACTTCATCCACTCGGTCTGCAGGTTCTGCACCGCGCGGCCGATGGTGATGGGCAGCGCGCTGAACTCCTTGTTGATCGTGGCGGCCTGGCCCTGCAGGGCCCGGATCACCGTATCGGAGCTGAGCTTGCCGGCTTCGGCCATGGCGCGCAGCTGGCCGATGGTGACGCCCAGGCCATCCGCCAATGCCTTGGACAGGCGTGGCGCCTGCTCCATCACCGAGTTGAATTCCTCGCCGCGCAGCACGCCCGACTGCAAGCCCTGGATCAGCTGCGTGACGGCGGCCTTGCTGGCCTCGGCCGAGGCCCCCGAGAGCTGGATGGCCTGGTTGATGGTCTTGGTGGTGGCCAGGGCCTGCTGCTGGCTCAGGCCCATATCCTTGCCGGCGGTGGCAATGCGGGCGTAGAGGGTGGCCGTCTCCTCCAGCGCGGTGAAGGTGTCCTTGGCCACCGTCTCGACATCGGCCATGGCCTTGGTGATGTCAGTCTGCGCGCCCAGGGCCAACTGCAGGCGCGCCTGCACGTTCTTCCATTGGTCGGCCACCGCGGCCACGTCTTTGAGCGACTGGCCTAGCGCCGTAACGCCAGCAAACGCGAGCAATTCGTTCTTGGCGGTGGTGATGGCATCACCAGCGCCTTTCATGGACTGATGGATCTGCTCGCCGCCTGCCTTGCCCGCACCGCCGGCCTGCTGCAAGGCGGGCACCATGGCAGTGACGTTGCTGGTGACCTGCTGGACCTGCGCGGCCAGGCGCTGCTCGGCGGCCTTGGTGGCGTCGGCGGCGATGCCGTACTGTTGCAGCGTACCGGTGGCGCGGGAAAGTACCTCGGTCTTTTGCTGGAGCTTCTGGCGAGCCTGCTCGGCCGCGGCTTGCAGCTTCAGGAGCTGGGCCGCTTCTTGCGCCGTAGGCGCACCCACGGCCGTTATCTGGCGGCCGAAGCTGGCCGCCTCAGCCTCGGCACGTTTGAGCGCCGCCGCGGCATCGGTGGCCTCGCGCTTGACCTCGTTGAAGGCCTTGATGGCACCGTCTTGCGCGGCAAGCTCCTTGAGCTTGGCGGAGGCCTGCTGCAGCGCCTTCTGCAGATCGCCACCTACCACCCCGGCCATTTGGTCGAGCCGGTTGGTGAAGTCGACAAGCGACTCCTTGCCCTTCACATCGGCTCTGATCTCGACGTTGACCGAGTTGTTGGACTTGCCCATGGGTGCGTTGGAAATGGAATGGGCCGGCCTCAGCGCTCAGACCGAGGCGCGGCCCACCGTTGCAGAAGCGTGGCGGGTTCGTTCAAGCCATGCGCACGCGGAAGAACTTGGACAGGCCAGCGCCGGACTTGGTGGGATCCAGCAACACCTCGCCTTCCATATCCAACTCGGCGAAGTCGTCGTTGATCAGGCCCCAGCCCTTGAGCGCGCTGGTGCGGACTTTGAAGAGCTCCACCGTGCTGGCGCTGCCGCCATCGGCTTCGTTGACGCCGGCATAAAGCATTTCCAGCGTCGGCGCGGCCTGGGTGAGCGCCTCGATCAGGTCGTAGCCGCTGTGCGCATAGCTGACGGTGAGGTCATCGTCATCGGTGATGCCGGCCGCGTCGTCGTAGACGAAGAGGCCCTCGGGGCGCACCTCGTAGTTGCCCGCCATGGCGATGGTGACGGCGTCCTTCTTCAGGACCACGGTGTTCGGGTTCAGGTGTTCCAGCCGGATCAGGCCGCCTTTGTAGGCCTTCACTGCCTCGTCCGTCACGGTGGCATTGGCAATGGCGCTGGTGCTGCCGAACACACCGCGGGCCAGGTTCACCGGGTTCAGATCCTGCAGCTTGGCCTTCATGGCGACCGACTTGATGCGGTTGACCTGCGAACGGGTGCCGCCACCCGCGCGGCTCTTGTCCTGCTGCTTCTTGATGTCTTCCTCGACGGCCAGGGTCAGCTCGGCCAGGCCACCGATGGACTGCAGTGCCACGGCGGTACCGTAGGCGCGGGCATAGACCATGCCGGCATTCAAGGTGGGTCGGAAAATGCGAGTCGTCAGCATGATGGATTGCCTTTCTGGGCGGTTGTGGTCGGTCGGGTGTCAGAGTTAAGGGCGGGATGCCGTCACCGTCATCTCGGTGCTGAAGGCCAGCGGCAGGTACTGGAAGCCGCCGCTGAAACTGGCGTTGGGTGCCGGCGCCAAGGCCATCGGCCGGGCGGCGCTGGGCGGCTGCCAGCCGCATAAGGCACCAATCACCCTGGCGGCCAGAACGCCGGCATCGGCACGCGCATCGGCCCCGCTGCGCACGCTGCGTGCGTTGCGCGTGGCCACCACCGCCATGCAGGTCACTTCAACGCGTGCCGCCTTGCGACTGGCATTGACCTCCAGCACGCGGTAGCCGCGATAGACCAGGTGCACGGCGGGCACCAGCTGGCGCTCCTCCTGCACGCCGGCCAGGTCGGCGGCGCACAGCACGTGCAGCTCCGGCATGGCGGCGCCGAGCTGCTCGCGAACGCGCTGTATCAGCTCTGGCTCAATGGCAAGGAAGTTGTCCATCTCAGTACGAGTGCCAGTCAAAGGCCTTGGCCGTCGCGCGTGCCGCTGTGCGGCCGGGCTGCTGGGCCACCGCAGTGTCCTGGGCGCCCAGGCTCACGAGGCCCTTGGCAAGCTGCTGCAGGTAGTCCTCGGCCCACTGGGCACCGCGGCGCACCTCTTCGGGCACGCTGGTGCCATAGAGGCGCTTGAAGGCGATAGTGGCCACCACGCTGGGCAGGTCGGAGCCCTGCACCAGCTCGGGCGCCAGCGGCATCACCGCGTTGTAGCGAGGGAAGAGGAAGGTGTCGGCATGCCGGGTGGCGCGGTCCAGAGCATCGTTCAGGCGCCCAAGGGCCGCATCCGCCGCGAGCTGGGCCGGCACCGACCAGGCGCTGCGGTCGCTGCCATTCGCCGTGGCCTGCAGCAGGTCGCCGTCCACCAGCGGGCTGGCGGCGGCGCGCTGGGCCAGCTCGTCCCAGCCGCCGGTGGCGGCCTGGGCGAGATCGGCAAGCGTGGCGTATGGCATTGGCCCAGGCCCTCGCTCAGCGCAACACGCGGATCACGTCACCCGCGGCGGTGGCGGCGTCGCGCGCCACACCGAAGGCGATGCCGGTGTTCTTCGTGATGGCGCGGCCGCTGGCGTCGGTCTCGACCTCGACGCCCGCCGCTATGGCAGCGCCGGCCTCGACCAGCAGTTCGCCGTGCGTGTTCACGCCGGCCTGCTCGCCGTTGTCGAAGTCGGTGGCCGCCACGCCGAGCACGCGGGCGCCGGCCGCCGGCACCGCGCCAGCGAAGCTCACGAAGCGGAAGCGGGCCAGCGCAGCCGTGGCGAGCACGGTGACGGCCAGGAGGATTTTTTCGGTCTTCATGATGGGGCTCAGTCCTTCGATGCAGGGGTGGCAGGGGTGACGGCAGCGCCGAGGCGCTTGGCCTGGGCTTCGGTCAGCTCGATCTCGTCGCCAGGCCCGTAGGCCTCGCCGTCGTGGCTGATATGACCGTCGCCGACCACAAAGGTGGCGGTGGGCAGCGGCGTGCCGTCCTTGTTTGCCGCTGCGGGCTTCTTGGTTGCCATGTCGGTCCTTTCAGTGCCCGGGTCAGGCGCGGGTGTTGCTGATCAGGTAGCCGGCCTCGGCACCGAGCAGGAAGGGGCGGAAGATGTCGGTGTTGCGGATCAGCTCGATCTTTCCGTCCTCGGTGCGGGTGTCCACCACCGGGTTGCCACGCTTGCGCAGCGTGTAGCCGAAGCTGGGCTCGTAGGGGCTGCGCTGGCCGCCACCGGCGCCGGGCACATAGGCCAGCACGATGTTGTCGCCCCAGATGTCGCTGGTCACGCCGGCATCGCTGGCCATCACCGCACGGCCCACCACGATGTTCTCGATCTCGAAGATCTCGCGCAGGTCGGCAATCTGCACCAGGCGCGGCCGCGTGTCCGACAGGATGGCCTTGAGCTGGGGATGCTTCTTCAGCAGGCGCCAGCTGTCGTAGCCGATCACCATGGTGTTGGGCTCCTTGACCACCTTGGCGCGGATCGCGGCCTTGGCATCGCTGACCACGCCCTCGGGGTCGCTGGTGCCCACGTCAAAGCAGCTGCCACCGGAGAGCGCCAGCTTGTTGCCGGTGGGGAAGCTGGCCGGGTTCTGCACCATGTCGGCCACCATCTTTTCGTGGCGCAGGCGAATGCCTTCGACCACGGTGTTGGTGGCGCGAGCCTGCAGCGGGTAGGCGCTCTCGGCGTCTTCGCGATAGTCGATCGGGTATTCCAGATCGTGCTCATCGAGCGCCACATCCACCGAACCGATGTCCTCGGGGCTGACACGGTTGCTCTTGGCACGCAGCGCGCGCTCGGTGGTGTAGACCTTGAAGTGTTCCTTGCCGAACAGCGGGATCTTGCCGCCTTCGCGTTCGACCATCACGAAGGGCATCAGCTGATCGCCCACGAACTGGGCATTGGTGTAGCCGGTGGCCAGGTTGGTCAGAACCGGATCGACGACGCGGAGTTTGCCGAGACGAGACATGGGGTGTTGCTCCTGAATGAGGAAGGGTTACTTGATGACGGCGGCAGCGGCGGTGGCGTAATCCACCTTGTGCGCGGCCATGTGGGCGAGCACGGCCTGGTGCTGCTTGAGGCGCTCGGGGTCGGCGCTCTCGGCGAAGTCGTGCCCGTCGGCAGGCTCGCCGGCATCGCCGGTGGCGGCGCGATCGCGCGTGGCGGTCTCGCCGAAGCTGACGGACTGAGGCGCAGCCTGCAGCTGGGTCTTCAGGGCCTGCAACAGGGGAGCGCGCTGCTCGCCCTCGCCGAACTCCACCGGCTGCTCCAAGGCGGCCAGGTGATCCAGCGTGGCCACGATGGTGGGCGCTGCGGCCGGCAGCAGGCGGCTCTCGGCCACCAGCTTCTCGGCGAAGGCGGTGTTCTCGGCATGGCGTGCAGCCGCGGCCTGGCTGGCCGCGGTGGCCTGCAGCTGCGCGATCTGCGCGGCCTGCGCCTCGTTCTCGGCCCGCAGGCGGGCGGCTTCTTCTTCGGTCACGGCGGACTCCTTGGGTTGGGGGTTGGGGTTGCCTTCGTTGAAGGCGGCAGAAACGGCGGGGGCGGCCAGCTCGGCCTGGGCGGCCTGCTCCAGGCTCTTGACCTGGTAGCCGGGGATCACCTTGTCGGCCTCATCGGTGCCGAACTTGCCGATCAGCCATTCGCGCAGCGAGCGCCACAGCGCGGCGTTGTCCATGTCGGACCACTCGCTGAAGGTCACCACGCCTTCTTCGGCCTGGTCGGCAAAGCTGGGCGTGCGCAAGCCCTTGACGGCCGGGGGTTGTGCGCCGAGGAAGCCCACATGGCGCAGGTAGTACACGCCGGGCACCGGGTTGCTGGGCGCGTCGGGGGCGTAGAAGCTGGCGGAGATCTTCTTGAAGGCGCCTGCGGCCACCAGGTCGGCAAAGTCCGGGTTCACCTGGGCGGGCAGTGCGAACATGCCTGCGGGCTGATCGCCGTCGCTACCGTCGTTGAAGCTCAGCGCCTGCACCCAGCCGTAGGCCGGGCTGTCGGTCTTGGGGTGGCCCACCACCAGCGGCGCTTCGTGCAGCGTGGGGTTGTAGGCTTGCACCGTCGCCTGCAGGTCGGCCTCGCTGAAGGCGAGGCGATCGCCGCTCATGGCGATGTGCTGGCCCGGCTTAAAGATGTGCAGGCCCGGCGCCTGGGCTGCGGCTGTGTGGGAGGTGCGTGCGGTAGGCATGCCGCCACTGTCGGGCGGCAGGGCGTTTCAGCCCAAGTAAAGCGCTTTAGTAATTCAGGGCAGGTCCAGCCCAGGCAGACGGCCCTGGCGCTTTTCGTACTGCTCGCGCTGCCAGGCGTCCACGATCTGACGCACGCGCATCTCGGTCAGGCCGTACTCGTGGGCCAGCTCGCGGTAGTTGTTGCCGCGGAACTTCGTGCACATCTCGTGATCACGGGCCGAGAGCTGCGCGATCAGGCCCTTGGCGATGTAGATGCCCCCGCGGCCGCCCAGCTCTTGCGCCAGGTGCTGCAGCTGCGCCAGCACCTGGTTGGCCAACTGCTGCAACTGCTTTGCCCATGCGTCCGCGGGCGCTGGCGTGCCGGCGCGCTCATCGCCTAGCACCAGGGCCTCGAACAGGCACAAGGCCAGGTCGCGCATGCCGTCCGCCATGCCGATGGGCAGGCGCTGCTCCAGCACGGCCATCTCGGCGGCGGAGACAAAACGGCGCGGGGTGTTCACTTGCCTTGCTCCTCGGTGGGCACACCGGTGCGCACGCACCAGCGCTTGAGCGCTTCGATGACGCTGTTGGCCTGGTAGGTGTTGAGGAAGCGCCAGTGATCCACATGCGCCTGGCGCTTCACGTAGGCGGTGAGCGCGGCATCGGTGTCCACGCGCACATGGCCGGCTACGGCCAGCGCATGCCACAGCGCGCGGGCCTTGTGCCAGCGTTCATCATGGCGATCGGCCGGGCTCTGCTCCTGCGGGCGGCGCTGGGGCACATAGGCGGGGGCCTTGCCTGCGGCCAGGTCGTACTGCGCCTGCAGGCTGGCCAGGTGCGCCAGGTAGCGGCTGCGCTGCATGGGCGTCATGTCGCCCGCGCTCGCCACGCCGGTGACATCGACCTTGAGCGCCGCGGCTTCTTCAGCACCGAGGCCCAGCTTCTTCTGCGCCATGTGGATGGCGGCGAGCTGGGCCTGGCGCTTGTCGAACTTGGGCGCGGCGCGGGTCATGCCGGCTCCCCGGCGCGGGCATCGAACCACAGGCCGCGCTCGGCCGTCCAGTACAGCAGCACCTGGCCCAGACCATCGTCCATGCTGACGCGCAGGCTGGCGCAGCGCTTGGGCGGTGCACCGTTGTTGAGTACCTTGATCAGCGACTCGGCGGCGTCCATCACCATGCCGGTGTGCTCTTCGTCGGCGGCATCGAAACGGCCAATGACCTTCCAGCTGCCGCTGTTGTTGAGTTCGAGTCTGCAGGGCTTGTTGTCGTTCACTTGTGTCACCTTGTTCAAGCCGCCATCAGCAGCGGCTTGAGAAAAGCCCGGCCATACAGCGCCGGGAAAAACCGAGGGCTGGCGCCACTCGATCAGGGAGTTCGGTTCAGGCCCTCAAACGTCCAGCGGGCCGATCTGGATCTTGGGCGGCGGTGCGGGCTTGCACAGCTCGCAGTCAAACACCAACAAGGTGCCGTGCTCGCATCGGAGTGGTCCATAGGCACCAGTCGCCCACAGGTTGTTGTCTGCGCCTGCAGCCTCCTCATCGAAGTGGCCGCTCATGCCCGCACTCCGGCAGCGGGCAGGCTCTCGGACACATGCTGGCTGCAGACCGCGTAGGCCGACACGCCGAAGCCACCCTTCTTGCAGCGCATGCCTGCGCGGTCGTAGGGCGGCATGCGATCGACGTACTGCATCTCGTGCTGGCGGCAGTTGCCGCAGCGCGGGCGCTCGGTGGCCGTCAGGAAGCCCATGCCGGCCTTGGCGGCCTGGATGCTGCTCACGCCACCACCTCTGCCGCCGCCTCGAAGGGGGTGATCAGGAAGTCCTCGACGCCCTGCACAATGGCAATGCCCGCGATGCCCTTTACGGCATCGGGCTCGTTGAGCATGGCCTCCTTGTTGGGTTCGTTCTTGACGCGCACAAAGCGGCCCAGGCCCATGCGCAGCAGGGTCTCCATCACGGTGTCGGCGCCGCGGATGCTGACGCTGGGCGGGCGCTGGCGCCACGCGACTTCGCCGGTGACCAGGTTGGCCGTCTTGCCCTTGCCGCACAGCTCTTCGCGGTGAGCCTCGCAATAGGCCTGCACGCCCTCCTGCAGCACCAGCAGGCGGCCCTGCAGGGACTCCAGCTCGGGCTGCGCGGCCTGGGTGATCTCGGCGATCTTGTCGTTCATCTCGGCGCGCAAGCGCTCGAACTGGCGGGTCAGATCGCCGATGAGCTTGATGTCGTTGGCGCAATCGGTCTTGGACTGCGGTACCGCAATGGCGGCCTTCTTCTTGATGCGGGTGGTAGCCATGGGATGGTTTCTCCTGGGTGGGCTGGGTTCAGAGGCTGTTGGACGGTTGGGCGGGCGTGTTGCCAATCTCTTCGGAGGCGGCACACATGGCACTCAGGGCCGGGTTCACGAGTTCGGGGTGGGTGCCCACCACGCCCACCAGGTAGGCCAGCGCAGCGTGCATGGCGACCTCGGCCTTGGCGGCGGCGGGTGTGACCTCGAAGAAGGCCATGGCGAGGTCCGCCACCTGGCATTGCAAGGCGGTGATTCGGATGGCGGCGATGTCGTCGTTCATTCGGAACTCTCCTGCGGTAACGGTGGGGAGGCGTCGCCGCGGCGCTGGCTCAAGAGCTTGGCGCGCAGCTCGGCCGGCATGGGCACGGCCTTCTCGGCATGGGCCTCGATGCGCAGCAGCTCGGGGTCACGCGCTGCCGCGGGCAGCACGGCGGCGATACCGACGGCCACCTGAGGCTGAGCGCCAGCCACCGGATGGCGGCGCTGCGACTCCTGCTGCGCCTCTTGGCGGGCTTCGTGGCGATCGGCCAGGCCCACCAGGATGGCGAACAGGTAGCCGTGGCCCTTGAGCGGCAGCTCCAGGCGGCCGGCATCGCGCGCCGAGAGCATCTGGTCGATGGCTTGGGCCCAGACCGGGTGCGGCACAGGCCAGTCGCGGCCCTTGGCCGTGATCGCCTGGCGCTCCAGGTCGGGCAGCAGGCTCAGCACCAGCTTGACCTGCTTGGCCACGGTGAGCCGCGTCTTGGGCGGTGTGAAGAGGGTCAGGTATTGCATGACCCGTGCGCCCAGCGGGATGCTCACCGCCGCCAGGCGCGCAAAGGCCTGCTGCGCATCGGCGTCGGCAAACAGCACGCCCAGGCTCAGTTCGGTGCCGCAGACGGGGCAGGACAGCTCGCTCACGGAAGCAACCCTCCCTGCCAGAGTTGCACACCGGCGCCCAGCAGGGCCAGCAGCAGTACCAGGCCGGTCAGCAGCACGGTGCGCCGTGCGCCGCGCGGGGCCAGCCGGCAGCGCACGACTACGCCCGGCGCGAAGGGATAGTGCTTGCCGCTCACAGGCCGACCCTCATCGCGCTGACGCGGCGCGCCGCGGGGAATTGGTCAAGCGCCGCGATGATGGCATCGCAGCCGCTGGCGTAGATGCCGTGGTGCCGGCCTTTGGAGCCATCGGCCATGACGATGGTGACGAGGTAGGCATACATGGCCTCAGCACCCCGCGATGACCTGGGCATCCACCTTGGGCCAGGCGGCGCGGGCCGCAGCGTTCATGGCGCGGCATACCAGGTTGTTGACCACGAGCGGGTGGCAGATGCTGCGCGCATCGATGGGGCGGCCGCCACGTGGCACATGGATGAGCCGGGCTCGGATGGCGTCGGCCGCGTCGGGCGCGAACACGTCTTCATACTTGAGCTCGAAGCGGGCGAACTTGTGGCGCAGGTAGCCCTCCAGCTCGGCGTCCAGCGGCGCCAGCTCGACGATCTCGCAGCGCTGCATCACCTCGCGCACCTCGGCGTTCTGGCTGTTCAGGCGATCGCGCAACTCGGGCTGGGCGATCAGTGCCACGCCCAGCAGGCGCTGCATGCCGTCCTTCAGTTCCAGGAAGCGCTTCAGGTGCTTGAGCGTGGCGTTGGGCAGGCAGTGCGCCTCCTCGACCAGCAGCAGGTGGCGGCGTCCGGCGCGGCGGCTGTCCTTGAGCATCTGGTGCACCTGGGCGAAGCGCGCCTCGGGGCTGCTCTTCACCTTGGCCTGTGGGTCCAGCGCTGCGGCGATGGCCTCGGCGATGTGGCCGCTCTTGAGCGTCTTGCCCTTGGCGTCGTTCTGCTCCATGGCGAGCACATAGGGCCGGATCACCAGCACCTCGCGGCCCTCGGCCTTGATGCGCTCCTCCAGGTCTTCGGCTAGGGTGGACTTGCCGGCGCCGCTCTCGCCCACCACGGCAACGAAACCGTGGTGGTTGGCTGCGTCCATCAGAGAGGCTCGCACGTAGCGCACGCTGGGGCTCTGGAACACGTCGTCGGGGCTTTGCACGTCGTCGACGAAGGGGCTGCGCGGCAGGCCGAAATGCTTGCGCGCCTCGGGGCTCAGGGCTTGGTTCTGCAGTAGCATGGGGTCTTCCTCTGTTGTAGTTGCTTCGTCGGTTTCTTCTTCTGCTTCGGGGGCGGCCATGGCGTGTTCGTGCATGCCATGGCCAAACTGCTTGATCACCAGCGCCTCGACCACCTGCTCGGCCGGGATACCGCGCTGCAAGAGGTAGGCGCAAAAGCGCTCGTGCAGCTCCACGCCGCCCGTCTTGGGCCAGGCGCCCACGGTCAAGATGCGGTGGATGACGGACTTGCTGGAGCCCACCTCGGCAGCGGCCGAACGCACCGTCAGACCAAGATGCGTGAAAACGGCCTGCAAGGCGTTCTGCGTGGGTACAGCCCCCTCGGTATTGGCCGCCTCCACCGAATGCAGCAGGGACACGGGGGACAGCGTTTGCGGCATGTTCATACGGCACCTCCACCGGCAACAACCCGCAAACCGGCGCGCACCGTGAGCCGGGCCTGCAAATCGTCGAGTTGGTCTTCAGGCACGCCATCGGGGTGCCAGGCGCGGATCTGTACATGGCGCTCGGCGTTCATGGCCAGGCCCTTCTCGGCCAGCAGGCGTGAAGCCTCGAACAGGGTGAGCAGGCGTGCCGCGGCTTGTTGGGTGACCACCGCCGGGCGCAGCTCGGTGCCGCGGCGCGGCAGGAAGGTGCGCTCGGGCGCCTGCTCGATGGGCTTGTAGGGATCGATGCGGCCGCCGAAGGGCACGGCCTTGGCCTTCTTCTTGGCCTCGGCCTCGGCATCGGTCTCGGCATCCCAGGCAAAGCGCTCGACCTCCTTGCGGTTGGTGTCGAGCTGTGTATCGGCCGGGCGGCGGTAACCCTCGCCGATCACATTGCCGTCGACGCGGAAGCCGGCATCGTCGCGCTGCACGACCGGGATGCTGTGCAGCAGCTCGTTGCCGTCGGCATCGACGTCGACGATGGCGGCGGTGTCGGCCTGGTAGGGACTGTGCGTGACCAGCACCTTCTCGCCGACCATGGCGCCCGGCACGCCGCGCACATCAAACTCGCGGCCCTTGAACTGCACGGTGAGCGTGTCGCTGACCTTGCGCGACTCGGGCTCGTGCGTCAGCAGCTCGCGGCAGAGTTCGGGTGCTGGGGCCAGGCGCAACTGCTCGGCGGTGATCGTCATCCACTGCTCGGCACGCGTGCGGCCGTGGCGGCTGTGCGTCTTGTGGGCGTTGTACCAATCGGCCCAGCGGCGCGCCTGGGCGTTCAGCTCGGCCAGGTTGGCCACGGGCATCAACCGCAGTGCGGGCTCGAAGCTGCGCTCGATGATGTTGCGGGCGTTCTCGACCTGGCCGGTGGCGCGGGCATTGCCCGGCATGTGCGGGATGACCTTGACCTGCAGGCGACGCGCCAGGTTCTTGAACAGGCCGCTGGTGTTGGCCGAGCCCATGTCCATCATCAGGATGAAGGGCACGCCGTGAATGACCTGACCCTGCTGGATGAACTCGATGAAGCTCTCGGCCAGGTTGGTGCCGGACTCGGCGCCCAGCACATAGTTGAGCTTGATGGCGCCGCTGCAGTGATCGGTGCCCTCGTAGGACCAGACCCGATCCTGCTCGATGGCCTTGAGGTTGGCGGGCTTGTTCTTGTAGAAGCGCTCGCGCTCCATCACCTGCAGGCCGGCCTCACGCTCGCTCTCGGCGTGCAGGTAGTACAGCACGCACAGGCTGGCGTCGATCTGCCAGACATGGTTGGGGTGCAGGCTGCGCAGCTCGACGGCCGGCGTGGGGCGGTTGAGCTGGTCGGGGTGCATGCCGTGCACACGCAAGGCGCGGGCGATGGCGCTATCGGACAGCGGGCGCAGCTCGCCGCTGGCCTCGTCCAGGCATTCGGCGCGGATTTCGCCGTTGGCGCGCAGGATCTCCACGGCCTGGCCGATGGAGAGCAGGCGCTTGTTGTTCTTGCGCTGGCTGGTGATCAGCAGCGCGCTGATGGCCTTGGCTTCGTCCCGCGTGAGCGAGACGGTGCCGGCGTCGGATCGTTGCTTGCGTTCGGGTTTCATGGTGACCTTGGCGAGGTGGCGGTGCAGCGTGGCCAGGCTGACGCCCAGCTCCTGGCAGGCCGCACCGTAGATGGCGCCTTTGCTGCCGACGCCGGCCGCTGCCGCGGCCTGCGCGACCGCGACCAGGCGCTGTGTCATGGAGGCGTTGAGCGACATGCGGCTGGGCGTCAGGCTTGCTTGGCGGGCTGGGCGCCCCACTGGGCGACCTCGGCGGCCAGCTCTCGGTCGGCCAGGCTGGAGGCGTCGGGCAGGTTGAACTCCTGGCGCAGCGCGGAGAGTTGGGCCTGCACCTGGCCGACCAGGCCGGCCATGAAGACATGGTGCTGGCCGCGCTCCTCGCCGTGGCTTCCGAGGGCGAGCAGCGCCTGGCGCAGGCCGCCAAGGATGGCGCCCTCGGCATCCGCCGCGATGGCGGTGGCTTCCTTCTTCAGCAGGGCCAGCTCGTCGTCGGGCGGCAGCTTGTTGATGCGGCGCAGATCACGTTCCAGCTTGTCGATCTTCTGGTTCTTCTTCTCCAGCAGCGCGGCGTCGGCATCCTTCTCGGCCTTGGCTTCACGGACGGCGGCGCGCAGCTCCTTGACCGACATCGTGGCGATCTTGTCGAGGGCGAGTTCGCCGGTCTGGCCCAGCTCGGTGAGGTCTTCGAGCTGGTCGTCGTCCAGGGCCACCAGCTCGATCAGCTTAGTGATGCCGGTGGACTCCAAATGCTTCATCGATGACGTATTTGCGAACCGGCGCGTCACCCGCATGTAGCGCTGAGCAGCCAGCGGAGCGAAGTTCAGTCGCTCCAGGGCATGCAAGAACTGACCGTGTGGGCAAGCCTCTTTCAGCAGGAGCAGATAGCCGCCCAGCTCGAACACCGCCATGCCGATGCGGCGCAGTGCGTCCTGTGCTGAGTTCTCCAGCACGGCCGGGTCGGTGCTGCCCTGGTAGTTGAGCTGCTGTGCCAGCGCGGTGACACGCTTGTCCTGGTCCAGACGCGCCAACGCCAGTTGGTTGGCTGCGGCGGTATCGGCTTCCAGGGTGCCGGGCACCAGGGCGACTTCCTTGCTCTGGGGTGCGGGGGTTGGTTTGCGGGCCATGGGTTCTTTCTGGTTTTAGAGGGGGGTGGCGTAGCGGCGGCTCAGGTCGTCAAGGTTCTGACGCGCGGCGTTGAGTTCGGTGGCGGTGGTGATGCCGATGCGGGCCAGGGCCGGGCCCAGGCGCCACCGGTTGGTGCCGGGCACTTGCTCGACGAAGCCCGTCTCGGAGGCCAGGGGCGGCAGATTCACGCTGACCCAGGACGGCGACACGTCGAGGCCCTTGGCAATCTCGCCAGGTGCCAGGCCGATCACCACGTGGCCGGCCAGCAGGCGGAACAGATCGCAGGTCTTGCGGATCGGGGCGGAGAGGCTTTTTTCGCTCACGCTGCGGCCTCCATCGGCAGAGCCAGCACGCGCTGCAGCTCGGTGGACAGGGCCTGGGCCTCAGCGCGGGTGAGCTTGAGCGAGCTGTAGCAGCCGGCAGCGAAACCGCGCAGCTGCACGTCGCCGCTGCGCTGGTGGTGCACCACGCTCAGCGTGCGGCCGGCGTTGAACATCTCGCTCGTGTCCACCGCGATGGGCACGAAGGCCGGCGGCAAGGTCTTGGGAAAGCTCATGGGTCAGAACTCCAGTTCGGGCGTGGCGTAAGCAGCCACGTTCTTGTGGTGGTAGGCCACCTGTTCGAGGTGGCTGCGAAGGGCTTCCAACGTGGCTGTGGCATCACCACTGCCGTCGCGGTAGAAGTTGGTGAGCAGCTGCAGCGCGTTGGCGAAGCCGCTGTTGAGGCCCACCATGTCGGCCTGGGTGACGGTGCGGCCGGTGGGCATGGCCAAGACCATCAGGCCGGCGCTGGCAGCGATCCAGCGCGTGACGTAGTTGATGCCGCAGGCGGCCTCGAAGGGCGGAATCAGGCAGGTGGGCATGCGGCCGTTCTGCAGCCACTTGTAGAGCGCCCAGTGGTCGGGCAGGCCCATCAGCTCGGCGATGCGCTCGACGCTGCGGTGGTGCACGGCCAGCGCATGCTGCTTGCACAGCTCGGTGGCGTGCCGCAGGCTGCCAGGCTGCTGGCGTTTCCAATAGGCGGGTGTCTTTGGAGTCATGGTCGGAGGTGGGCTTCCAAACAAATTTCGGTTTTGCGGCTAGGCATGCGAGCGGCTGGCGGTCAGAGTGAACGGCATCGAAACCCGATGGAGGTCAGCCATGAACTCGCTACCGCCGAGAAGCGCCACCTGGCTGCGCCAGCAGGTACAGCAAGAGGTCGAGCGCCGCATGGCGCCCATGCGCCGCGAGCTGAACGCGGTGGACGACTGGGCCAACGGCGTGTTCGCCGCCTTGCTGGACCTGCTGCTTCCGCTGCTCAAGGCGCAGCCCGAGCTGGCCGCAACGCTAGAAGCCGTGTGGCGGCGCGCGGCCGTGCAATACGAGCGGCTGGAACTGCAGCAGCCCGAAGGGGCCGAGGACTTCCACACCACGCCGGAGCGACTGGAGGCGCGCAAGATGCTGTACTGGCTGTTGGCCCAGCTTGGCCAGTGGCCAGGCGTGCCACCGAAACCACAGCGGCGCCGCAAATCGTGATGCTGTTGGCCGACACAGCGCCCTATGCGCACGGCAGAACCGAAGCGCCTGCGGCCATTTGTTACATTCGACGCAGGAATGCACATGCCGCGCCTCAGGCTGCTGCGAGGTGACGGGAGGACGTGCGGGAGATCTCGCCCGCCTTGAGGCCAAGTTGCACGGCGATGTTGTGCGCATCGCCGCGCAGGCACTTCAAGCGGGGATTGGTTTCGTTATCCGTGATGATGGCGATGACCATGTTGGGGCTGTACCCGTGCCTCTTAGCCCAGCCGGAGTACGACCAGCCCTTGCTGGCGAACTCTTCGCGGATCTGCGCGCGGTTTTTGAGCATGGCGTTGCGTCCTGTTTGTTGTGCGGCAATTGGCGTTGCCGCATTGGTTTGCTCGATTTGTTGCATTGATTATGCGGCACGTTTGTGCCGCATGCAATGGATTAACAGGAATATTTGTGCCTTATGTTTCCGATCGGTTGAAACAGGTCCGAGAGGCCCTTGGGCTGAGCCAACAGGCCCTGGCAGATCTGTGCCAGGTTGGAGTGCGCTCGCAACGGAATTACGAATCTGGCGAGCGGGCACCCGACGCGACGTACTTGTCGCTGCTCGCCGAAGCCGGCGGTGATGTGACGTACATACTCACGGGCAGGCTCGGTGCGCAGGGCGTTGCCGTGTTGACCGCTGAGGAACAAACGATGCTGGACTACTTCAGGGGCGCATCGAAGGAAGTGCGCAGGGCTGCTCTCGGCGCGTTGCTCGGTGCGACGTCGGGTGCAGGGCCTCAAGTCCAGGTCGGCGGTGCAAACAGTCAGCACAGCAGCGGCGCGGGCGCCGTGAACATCGGATCTTTTGGAGGTACGCCGGCATCAAAGCGGCGCAAATAGCAGGGAGCGGGAGTGGCAGTAGTTCCGAAATGGTTGCGCGATTGGGTCGCGCAGCTGAGGCCAAGCCAACATAGCAGTGGCAACGGCGCAGTCAACATCGGCAGGGCACATGCGCCGGTTCATGTCGTCAACCTGACGCAGCACATCATCGTGGAGCGCCATGAAGCGCCGTTGCCGCCACGCACGCCGAGGCCGGCGGGGCCCGCCAGGCGCGAGGTGCGGTGGCTGACGGACGAGCACAAAGCCGTGCTGGCGATGATGGACCCCTTGTCAAAGGTCTCGCGTATCGGCGTGCTTGACTTCATGCGTCGGGAGTTCGGCACCTCGATGGTGAAGGAACTCCAGCTGGCCGAGGTGCGCAGGGTCCGGGCATATGTACAGCAGGTGCACGTGAACCTGGCGCGCGAGCGTGAGCTTCTATAGAAACCAGCAGGGAGATGGGCGCAGATGAGAGTTCGAACAAAGGAGAAAGCCTTGGTCGGCCTGGTCATTTTGGCCGCCAGCGTGCAGGCCTGGGCGATCAACAAGTGCACCATGCCGGATGGCCGAGTGGCCTATCAGGAGGCGCCGTGCAGCAACGATGCCAAGTCCTCGCAGCAGGTTGACATCGCCACGCCATCAGCGGGCACAGGTTCATCTTGGGAGTTCTCTCGGCAACGTGATGACATGACTGGCGAGTCCACCTGCTTCGCTGTCTCTCCTTCGGTGGCGACGGGAATGCGCAACGTTTACTCCAACGCTGCACTTGTCTACGTGCAGTTGCATGGGCGCCCAAAGTCGAATCAGGTCTACGTGACTGCACGTACCAGTACATCCGATTCGGAGGCGTTCCACCACGACTTGTACGGGACGGGCATCAAGGTTGATCGGCAAGACTTCGTGTCGTTCAGCCAGCGGGTGAGCGCGCATGTTCTCAGCTTTGCAAGCACTGGCGCGGAATCAGCCATG